ACTGTTGGTCAGTTCCACGACGAGATCATAGCCTTAGTAAAGGAAGGTGACGAAATGGAGACAAAAATAAATATGGAGTACTCTATACAAGATCTCAACAAACAACTGAATCTAAACATAGACTTAGGGATCGACGCTCAATTCGGAAGTACATATGCCGATATACATTAGTAAAAAATATTTATACTTTTGTGCATAAAATTATGAAAAAAGTCCCTATTAATAATTACCAGCCCTTACGAAAGGAACTCGACAATGGCTAAATACACAATGGATATGGTCTTAGAGTATGCTAAGATATTCCCCGAAAATGCAGACATGGGATCATCAGATGGAGCAGCACAAGGAATCCATCAAAAAGGTGGGCAATATATCGTTAATGCTTACTTTACTGACGAAGACCAAATTGAAAAGCTAGTAGCTGATGGGTTAGATCTAACACCTATGAACTCACAGCGTGTCCTACAGGGGAATGCTGAATTTGGTATCGGTAAGTACATGAAGGTTAAGCGTATGGTATCTGACGTTAAGACCTTCTCCGATAAGAAGACAGGAGAGCCTGTGAACGTGGACTATGGTGGCGCACCTACAGTAGTAGACCTCACCCAAGGGAAAGAGAACAAGCGTCTGTGGAGCTTCTCAGAGGATGGCGCTATCGGGAACGGCACTAAAGCTAAGGTGCAGTTTGAGACTTATGCTAGTGGAGCAGGAGTTCGTCTAATGAACGTGGGAATTACTGAGCATGTAGCTTATGAGACTAACTCAGCCCCGACAGAAGATGACGAACTGTTTATGGTGGGATGATACAATGAAAGTTACAGTCACCTTTGAGAATGATAGTGAAGAAGATGGGTTTGATGGTAAGACAAGTGTTGAGCGTTATGGGGTAGAGGACTTATATTCATTAGCATACGTCTTCGCTGAAGCTACGAGGTCAGCAGGATTTACATATGTTGAAGCTGTAGCATTTGAGAAGGATGATGGTAAGATGGTGTTTGGAGACTTGTAATGAACTATGGCAAAGTGCTAATTGATGGTGATATTGTAGCTTATCGGTCAGCCTTTGCTACTCAGGACTTGTTTCCAAAGGATGCTGAAGCTAAAGCTGATGAGCTTATTGACTTTATACTTGAGCAAACTGTGTTGTTCCCTGAGCCAGATGACTATATAGTCTACCTAACTGGTAAGGGGAACTTCCGACACGAAATAGCTAAGTCACATGAGTACAAAGGCAATCGTAAATCAGTAGAAAAGCCAGTACATCTTTACCATATTCGTGATCATCTAACTACTAAATACAATGCTATAACTAGCGAAGGAGAAGAAGCTGATGATCTTATAGCAATAGAAGCAACTAGACTTGGACCTGATACTGTCGTTGCCTCAATAGA